CTGATGGATTTTTTGCTACTATAGGAAGCGCATTATCACAAGGAGTTGAAACTACAAAAATGGTAGCATCTGCTGCAGGCTTTGGTGCAGTAGGTTTAAGTTTAGTTGAATTAAGTAAAGGATTAGCTGCCTTCCAAAAGGTAGGGTGGACTTGGGATGATTCTATGACATTATCTTCTACTTTAGTTGGTGTAACAAATGCATTCGCAAGCGCAGGTGGTAGTAGGAAAAAAAGAAAATCTATACAAAAAGGAATAGATTCTGTTACAGGTGCAGGAATGGCATTATTTGAAATAGGCATAGGGTTAGTTCAATTTAAAAAATTATTAGAAAGTGAAATTGTTTTTGGCGATCCCGAAAACCCAGAAGAAGGAACTTTGGCATATGCAGTAAAGTCAGCAGTATCATTTGTAAGTTCAGCATTTTCAAAAATAGGTGATGAAAAGGTAGGATGGTTTCAAAGTAGTAAAGTTAAAAAAGGTGTAGAAAGTGTAATGGGTACCGGCGCCGCCCTTAAGGATATAGCAACAGGTCTTATTGAATTTGGAAAATTAGTAAGTAAAGAAATTGATTTTAGCCCAGAAGGAGCTTTAGCAGTAGCTATCAAATCATCTCTAACCACAATAGGTTCTGCTTTTGCTTCAATAGGTGAAGGTACTCAGTTAGATTTCTTTGGACCTTTTGTTTGGAGAACAACCGCAGTGGCAAAGGGGATATCCGCGGTGGATGGTGCAGGGAAGGCATTAACTGATGTCGCAAAGGGTATTATTAAATTTAATGATTTAATAAAAAAGAAAATAAATTTTGAAGAAGTAGGAAATGCAATAAAAACATCTTTAACTTTAGTAGGTGATGCTTTTGCTATAATAGGTAAAAATGAAGAAGAAGACAGTGCTTTATTTGGTTTAATTAAATGGGATGAAAATTTAGTACAAAAAGGTATAGAAGCAGTAAAAGGTGCAGGGGATGAAGTATTAAAAATTTCAACTGCTCTTTCTAAAATGAAAGATATTGACAGTGTAAAGGTTAAAACTAGTATAGAAAATTTATTTAATACTCTTAATACAACGTTTTCATCGATATACACAACAACACCAGACATTGATAATAAGATGTTAAAGGTTGGCGATTTTATTAGTATTTTGGTTGATGCAGGACAAAAGAATCGTTTAATGAAAACTGCAGATGCTTTTCAGAAAACAGCAGATGCAATTAATAGTATAGAATTAGAAAAATCTGATTCATTAGGAAACCTATTTAAATATGCATCAGAATTATCAAAAGACGAAGCAGCAATAGCAAGACTAGCAGAAGCTGTTAATGAAATAAAAAATATAATGGTTGCTGCCGTAGAAGCACCTGCAGAATCTTCTGGACTTGGGCAACAAATAGGAAATTCTTTAGGCTTCGGTGCAACTGATACTGCCACGGGTAATGAACCGCAAGCCGAAATGCCAAATATGGAAAGACTTAATTCTACATTAGCTAAAATAGATACAACATTAAATAATTTACCATCTGCTATAGCATCAATTGAAATACGAATACCTGAAGATTAATGTATACACCAAATAGAAGAGAAAGAAGAAAGCTTAAAAAGAATAAAGATTCTGATATTATAGAAAATATCAAAAAGGGAAAGGAGATTCATAAACAAAATTTGGAGAGACAAGAAAATCTTTTTCATGCACAATTAGAAAACGAGGAAATCCAACAAATAAAAGGTTGGAAAAAACTTGGTTATGATGATCTTGATATTCAGCACCTAAGAAAGGCATGGTATACTCTTAGAACAAAAAACAAGAATACCCCAAAAGGCGATATTAAAGAGGCAAGAAATACTTATAAAGAAATTCGTAAAAAATACACTCAAAAATAACTTCTATCGCACTTTCATTTTTAATCTTTATGTATTATAATAGATTTTCTTTACCTCATTAAATGAAAGATAAACATATTTAATTTTTTTTCTAAAAACTTAAAACAAAATTGCTTTTTCTAAATATAAAATTTACAGAAAGCAAAGAAAGAAAAGTATCTTTTAAAAATTAAATATTAAGTTATGACTGAAAGTATTGTTTGGTTCGATTTAGAGACCACAGGAGTTAACACAGTAACCGATAGAATCATTGAGATCTGTCTTATTAAAACTGATCTTAAAGGAAACCACATAGAAACATTCCAAACTCTTGTTAATCCAGGTAAAGGTGTAGAGATGAATCCTGGTGCACAGGAGAAACACGGCATATCAATGGAACAACTAAAGGACTGTGAAGAGTTTTATTTTTATGCAAAAGAAATTTATGAATTTATAGGTGATTCACATTTGGGTGGTTACAATATTCTTTATTTTGATATACCTATGTTAGTTGAAGAATTTGCTAGAGCAGGTATTGCATTTAATCATCGCTCTCACAAGGTAATTGACCCATTCCTAATCTATACAAAATATGAACCAAGAAATCTTGAATCTTATTACCAAAGACTTACAGGAAAAACATTAGAAGGCGCTCACCGTGCAGAGGCAGACATATTAGCAACCGTTGAAATATATGAAAAGCAAAAAGAAATTTTTGATCTCCCGGATATTGAGGAATTAGATTCATTTGTTAATGAAAAGAGAAAAGATATGGTTGATCTTAGCGGAAGATTGAAGTTTGAAGAAATAAATGGAAATAGAACTATTGTGTTTAATTTTGGTAAATGGAAAGGTACACCTTTTAGAGAAGTTTATGAAAAGGATTTACGATACATTGATTGGATAATAGATAAAGGAGAATTTGCACAAGAAACAAAAATAATATTTAAAAAACTTTTGAATAGAATGCAAAAGGAAACTGGGATTGAAATGTAATATATAAAATAAAAATTCAAAATGAAAATACAAAAGTTTAACGAATTTGAAAATTCACACTCACTTAATGAAAATGATGAGTATGTACAGTCCATGAATATATTTGCGATAGGAAATGCTTTAGGAGAAATTGGTACATTATGGAACGAATGGAAAAAAGGTCCTGCGACAGAAGCAAGTGATATTAAACCTGCACAGAAGCAACTTAAACAGTGGATCACAAATTGGATGAAAGATAACATTAAATAATTTATTTAAACTTTCAAAATATCTTAATTCGTATTATTATATTAATGTAACAAACTAATAAAATAATATGAAAACTTTAATGTTAATCTTTACAGCTCTTCTTATTACAAGCTGTTCACAGTACAAATCCTTACAAACTGATCCATGTTGTATAAGAAAACCTGATCATACATTTATCCTTAGGTTCGGTGATGACAGATTCCACGATGATGGTGAATTGATTGATGAGTACTATTATGTATATGGTCAAGATACTGTTCATGCTTTCACAAAGCAAAGAGTAAGAAATTCTCAGCCTACAAAATATGTAAAATGAATTTAAAGTATTATATGAAAATATTAGGAATCGTACTCGTCTTAGGAGTACTTTCCTATTTTTCAATTTCATTTGTACTTAATTACATTTTCAGTGTATTTCCTGCTGAAGATTTTTATCCATGAAAATTTTATACTTACATATATTTTTCTGTTCATCTCTATTTTCTCAACACATAGATTATGAAGCAAGATCATATGCATATGAATACTGTAAATGCATAAACAGCTTCAATTCTTTTAATGAAGAAATCGTAGATCTTTTAATTTATAAACACACCCATTCTGAATTTGATATAGAAAAGATTCTTTCAAAGAGACCGGGTAGAATAAGAGAAGAATATGAAAGATCAGTTTTAACCTATGATGAAAATATGAGCATTTTTGTTAAATGTTCAGAAGAAATAGTAAAAAGAGAAAATGATGCATCTTTAATAGATTCTAATTCTTCAATTATTGATGATGTAATTCTCTACTTAAGTTATGATTATAATTGTAAGTTAGCAAGATTTATTTTAAAAAATTTTAATTAAAACTTTCAAATCCCTTTCCGTTGTTTTATTATATTATTGAATCAAAACAATTATTATGAAAACAAGGAAATGGACAGAATGGATAAATTATGATGCTTATATTAAAAAGATAGAGGATTTGACTGGGCAATTAAAAAATTGCACTTCGGAACAAAGCAAGAAACAAATTCTTCGTAAAATCGATATATACAAAGGGAAAGAAAAAAGGAGAAACTCCATAATAGAATTATGGAAAGAAATAAACGAAAAAAAGAAATAAAACTGGGGATGACTGGAATTGACAGGTTTCGGAAGTCTAGAGTTCAGCACGGGTGATGACCTACATTAACCTTTTAAGTGGCAACACTTCTTATGCAATGGCTGCCTAATTAGATTAGTCGTCTTGCACATCATTTCAGCAAGTATGCTTGTAGTTGAATAAGATGTAAAAGGAAGCAGATGGTGAGATAAGGTATTGATACAAAAACCGTAAAACATTCCTAATGTTTAAAAATCGTATCAGTTTTGGAAGTTTAGAAAAACTTATCCTAATTGCTGTAAACCTCTTTATGGAAAATTCGCTGGACGAGGGTTCGACTCCCTCCATCTCCACCATAAAAAGTTCAAGCTTCTTAAGGGTTTTTTGAAATCTCGAGTATAGTAAAAAAATCTGAAGTTGTACTGAGGCTCATACATTAAATTGACGTAACCAAAGGGCCTCAAGAAAAACATGGCAACTCTTTTATGGGTTGCCTTTTTATTAACAAAATTTTTATTATGAAGTATTTATTTTTATTAATTTCTACATTTTCATACAATCAGATACCAGACCATGTTAAAGATTTTATAAGCAAGTATGAACCACTTGCACAAGAAGTCTTTGAAATTTATGGAGTGCCTAAAGCAGTTACACTTGGTGTGTGTGCGTATGAAACTGGATTTGGAAGATCACACAATGCAAGAGAGAGAAAAAACTTCTTTGGTATGAAAGATTTTACTTTAAGTTGTGATGATAAAAATTGGTGTTGGAAAAGATATAAGAATGCAAGAAAATCATTTTATGACTTTGGGAGACTCTTATCTAAAGCAAAAAGATATGAATCATTAACAAAAATGAATAAGAAAGATTATAAAGCATGGTGTTATGGCTTAAGAAATTGTGGATATAATAGAAGTGAAAATTACCCAAGCAGATTAATATCAATAATTGAGAAATGGGAATTTGCAGAATGAAACAATTTTTAAAGATATTATATAAAAATAAAAAATGAGTTTAGAACAAAAATACAGAAAACTTACGGATGAAGAACACGTCTTGTTAAGACCGGGTATGTACATAGGTTCAATTAAACCTCATACTGAAGAAGTTTATATTCCTGTGGGTGAAAAATTTGTTTATAAAGAAATCACATACAATCCAGGATTCTTAAAACTCTTTGATGAAATTGTATCTAATTCAGTTGATGAACATAAAAGAAATCCTAAGCTTAACAAGATTGATGTTACATATGATGTTGATAGTGGTTGGATAACTGTATATGATAATGGTGGGATTCCTGTAGAGATTCATAAGGAATACAATCAATATATTCCAGAAATGGTTTTTTCAAATCTCAAGACAGGAATAAATTTTGATGATACAGAAGAAAGAACTGTGGTAGGAACAAATGGTGTTGGAAGTACACTCACAAATATTTACTCCAAAGAATTTATAGTTGAAACTTGCGATGGGAAAAAACACTTTAGGCAAGTATTCAAAAATAATATGTCAGAAAAATCCGATCCTGAAATAAAAAGAAAGAGCAGAGGATTTACAAAGATATCTTATCTTACAGATTTTGAAAAATTTGGCTTAGATGGAATTGATAATAATTCCATTCTTATGTTAAGAAAAAGACTATATGATATTGCTGCATGTAATTCAAAACTTAAAATTACCCTTAACGGAAACCTTATTCATTTTAAGAGTTTTAAGCAATATGCAGAAAAATATTCATCACCTATTTTTTATGAAGAATCAGAAAATTGGAAAATAGGAATAGGACATTCTAAAAATGGATTCAATGCAATATCGTTTGTGAATTCTGTTGAAACAAAAGATGGAGGAACACATGTTAATAATATTGCATGGCAAATCATATCTTATCTTAGAGAAAAAATTAAGAGAAAGTACAGGGTTGATGTAAAGCCTGCAGAATTGAAAAGACATATGTTTCTTTTCATAGATAGTGTAATTATAAATCCTGCATTCTCTTCGCAAACAAAAGAAAAACTTATAACAGAATCAAAAGACTTTGGGAGTATACATAAACTTTCAGATAGAATTCTTAAACAGGTTTTATCTTCTGAAATTATACAATCTGTTCTTGATTGGATAGAGAGAAAACAAGCAGCTGAAGAAAGAGCAAAACTTCGTAAGCTAAATAAAGGACTTGACAAAACAAAGGTCTTAAAATTAATTGATGCAAAAAAGAGAACAAAAAGAGAGCAGTGTACACTTGCTATATTTGAAGGTGATTCTGCATCATCTGCATTTCGTCGCTACAGAAATCCACAAACACAAGGAGCATATCCATTAAGAGGTAAGTTTGTAAATGTAAGAGAAATGCCTCCAACTAAGGTTGTTCAAAACAAAGAGGTTCAAGAATTAATGGCTGCATTAGGTTTAAAGATTGGACATGAACCTAATAATTTAAGGTATGGAGAAATTCATTTATATACAGATGCTGATGTTGATGGAAATAGTATCTCAGGTTTACTTATAAATTTCTTAGGTAAATTTTGGCCTGAATTGTTTGAGAGAGGAATCGTAAAGAAAGTTGATACACCTCTTATGGTGGCAAAGAAAGGTAAACAATCTTTGAACTTTTATACAGATAGTGAATTTAAAGAATGGGAAAATAAGCAAAGAAGTTTAAGTGGTTGGAATATTGAATATAAGAAAGGTCTTGCTGCATTGGAAGACGATGAATATAGAGAGATAATTACAAATCCAAAAACATTTACACTCGTTAAAGATAAAGAATTTAATAATACACTTGAGACATGGTTTTCAAAAGATTCAAATCCTCGTAAGAAGAAAATTCTTGGTGTAAAAGAAATAATTAAAAAAACAAGTAAATCATTATTTTAATGAATAAGAAAACAGTTACAGAATTTTTTGATAAAGAATACTTGGAATATGCGAAATACGTAGTTTCAAACAGAGCAATACCGAGTTGCATAGATGGTTTAAAACCTACACAAAGAAAGGTCATTTTTGTATCAAATAAAATATGGAAAAGTGGTAAAGAAAAACCTATGAAGCTTTTTCAGCTCGCCGGGCGAGTTGCAGCCGAGGCATATTATCATCACGGTAATACAAGTCTTGAAAATGCAATGGTTGGTATGGCACAAAAGTTTAAAAATTCATTACCTCTTCTTGACGGTATAGGTCAGTTCGGAAGTTTAAGATCACCTTCTGCCGGTGCACCTCGTTACATAAGTGCAAAACTTCATCCTAATTTTAGGTTAATTTATAAAGACTTTGAATTACTTGAGCCTAATGTAGAAGAAGGAGAAAACATTGAACCTAATTTCTTTTTACCAATTATACCAACCGTTATATTAAATGGATCATCCGGTATTGCTGTAGGTTTTGCTACAAATATATTAAATAGAAATCCTAAAGATATTGTGGATGCTTGTATAAATGAAATTAAAGGAAGACCTATAAAAAACCTTTCACCTTGGTTAAGTGAATTTAATGGAACATTTGAAAGAGACCCTTTAAATCCTAATACATGGAAGATAAGAGGAACTTATGAAATAGTAAATACAACCACCGTTAAGATAACTGAAATTCCACCTAATTATACATATGAAAAATATGAGAATCATTTAAACAATTTGGTGGATAAAAAATGGATCACAAGTTATGAAGATAATTCTTCTGATAAAATAGAATACATTTTAAAATTTAATAGAGCACAATTAAAGACCTTCATTTCAAAGAATAAACTTGATAGTGTTTTAAGAATTGATTCATCAGAAACAGAAAATCTTACAACAATTGATGAGAATGGAAATCTTAAAATATTTGAAAGAGTTGAAGATATTATAAAGCATTTTGTTAAAGTAAGATTAGAATGGTATCAAAGAAGAAAAGATTATCTCATAAATAAGATAAGAAGAGAATTACTCATAATAAGCAATAAGGCAAGATTCATTAAAGATATTATTGAAGGAAAACTTAAGATTAATAATGTACCAAAGGATGTTATTATTACATATTTAGAAATGAATAAATATGATAAGCTTGATGATTCATATAACTATCTTCTTAATATGCCTATCTATACTTTAACAAAAGAAAGATACGAAGAATTACTTAAGCAGTTGGAAAGTAAAAGAATTGAATTACAAGATACAGAAGGTCTTCGTATTAAAGATATGTATTTATCTGACTTAACAGAACTAAAAAAGTCTATAAAAATTTAAAACAAATCTCATTTTAAAAATATAAAAAATAAAATTATGTTACTAGAAAACAGCAATGCAAATTCATCTGTGATTAAAAGTTGGTTTTATAACGCAGTAGAAAAAAGACTAAAAATAACTTTTCAAAATGACACCGTATATGAATATGAAGGTGTTGAAGAAAATGTATATCAATCTCTTTGTGAAGCAGAATCACATGGTGTATATTTCTCAAAGAACATAAAAAATAATTATCCTTTCACAAAACTTTTACTTGACTAATGGATAAAGAAAGAGTCATTCATCCTAAGCATTACAATGAAGGTATAGAGATGTGGGATTACGCATATTCACATGACCTAGATTTTTTTGAAGGCAATATAGTAAAATATGTTACCAGATGGAAACATAAAAATGGAATAGAAGACCTCAAGAAGGCTAAACAATATTTAGATAAACTTATAAAACTAAACACTAATGAATCTATTTAGAGACTTTACAAGTATCCTAATCCTTATTCCTATGATAATCGGAGGAATACTTGTTATAATGAACCCGGATAGCATGGATGCTATTTTTGATAAAACAATTTTGGCTGTACTTTGTGTACTTTTTTTAAATAAAATAATGACACCATGAGTAAATTTATTATTATTGAGGGTCCTGATAGAGTAGGAAAAGATACACAACAGAATCTTATAATTAAAAACTTTCCTAATTTGGCATTTCATAAAGTTCACTATTCATCAGTTCCTTTTGATGGAGAACAAGGAATAGAATATTCTGCTAAGATGTACAATGATATGTTTAAAATGATGATGTCTTGTAAGGATAATGATGTTAATATTATTTTTAACAGATCACATTTAGGAGAGAGTGTTTATTCTGCTCTTTATAGAGGATATAATGGAGATTACATTTTTGATATTGAAGATAAGTATGTAAATGCATTAAGAAAAAATCTCTATCTTATAACTCTTGTAAACGATGCAAAGATAATCTATAAAAGAGATGATGGAAAATCCTTTTATAAATTTGAAGAAGAAGTTAAAGCAGAAGTTGATGGATTTAAAAGGGCTCACAAAAAAAGCAAAATTAAAAATAAACTTATGATGAATGTAGGCACAATGAGTGCAGACGAAATTTCTTTCATAATTAAAGATTTTATAAACAACGATTCATGGCATCCTGATATTGATAACCAACTAAAATTAGAAATATGATAAACTATAAAGGAAGTACTTTTGCAGAAGTATACGAAGAAATTTTAAGAGATGTTATATATGAACCTGACCATGTAACGAAACCAAGAGGGCAAAAAATTAATGAACTTATAAATGTTAGTTTAGAATTTGATCCCCTGTTTCCTCTTTATGAAAATAAAAAGAGAAGCAGTCAATTTGAATACATAGCAGGCGAATTGGTTTGGTATTTTAATGGTATGAAAGATACCAATTTCATTTCCAAATATTCAAAATTTTGGAACTCAATTAAAAATGAAGATGGTACTTCAAACTCTGCCTATGGTAATTTGATTTTCAGTGAAAGAGAAAACGGATATACACAATGGAATTGGGCATTAGAATCTCTACTTAATGATAAAGATTCTCGCCAAGCAATACTGCATTTCAATAAACCATCTCACCAATATAAAGGAGTTAAAGATTTTGTATGTACACTTTATGGCATATTCCAAATAAGAAATAATCGTTTAAACTTTACAGTTCATATGAGAAGTAATGATCTTATTTTAGGATTGCCTACTGATGTTGCTTTCTTTTGTTTGCTTCAACAGCAAATGTATAAACATTTACTAAAAAGATATCCTAATCTAAAACTTGGTATGTATACACATATTGTTAATAGTGCACATATATACGAAAAACATTTTAAGTTATCAAAAGATATGCTTAACTTTAGATTTGATGAAATGAAATTTCCTAACCTAAGAAGCGATTTAGTTAAGATTGAT